CGAACCGCCCCCTCCATGTTAGTTCACAACGTAGTGAATAATGAACGACATATCGCCGCCAGTTCCACCAGTTGCATTGAAGGTCACTGCTACATAGTAGTAGCCGCCTGGGTCAGCCGATGCGCCTGCGTTTTCCCAAAGCTGTGCGCCGATAGTGTTAATATCAGCAGCTTCAGTGCGCAGGTCTGCAACCGCAGTCGTGCCATCAGCGACAGAAGTGGCGTAGAAATCTTCATCTACGACAGTGCCGTCAGTCTGATACAAGCCCACGTTGAAGGTACAGCTACCACCCAGCGCATCTGCTGCAACTGAAATTGCAGTGATAGACGCATTGGAAGGCAGAGGTGCCAGCATGACGATATCGTTGTCAGTGCTGTCGCCAGCCGCCAGAGCAATACTACCCTGTGCAACACGCAGTACACCGTGAAGCTCGTGTGCCTCACTGAATACCTGCGGGGACGCTTCAAAGTTAGCGACCAGAGTCGAGTTCTTCGTAGTCATGGTTTATCTCTCCTCTTAGTCTGGGGTTTCGTCACAGAAGATCTGCACAACCTTGTCTTCCTCCATGCGCACCGATCCGATGCTCATGCAGTAATAGACCTGAGTTGCGTATCCCTTGTCGGCGCGTTCATCAATGCGTGCGCTGATGTCTTTGCCAACACCAAGGGTCAGACCATCTTCAGCCCATGCAAAACACTTACGAATATCGTTAGAGTCCACGGACAGACGGTTGGACATGATGAATTGGAAGCCCATGAAGGTATCCAGATCACCTTGGACGAGAGCCTTTACAGTGTTGAAGTCGCTGCTGGTGACCGTTGTGTCGCCAAGAAGGTCTTCAATCTGCTTTGGGCCTACCGCGATATAACGCGGAATCGACGGATCAACGTCATTGAGATCCATCTTACGCTTTGCTTCACGCAGCTTGGCAAGAGTCAGACCGTCGTTGGACGATGCGGAACCTACCGAGTTTGCTGTTGCGTCAAGCGTTGCGCTGCCAGAACCAGTCTCGCCAGTGTTGGCGGTGCCGGTTGCAGCAGTGATAATGACATCATCCATCGCACGACCCATTGCTGCGGCAGCAGCGCGTGCATAGGAAGAGGTCGGGTCAATGAGCATACGTACCTTGTCCTGATCATCTACGAGATCTGCGTACTCATAGTCCGCAAGGCTCAGACGACGCCTGTCATGGGGTGTGTCCATCTGGGGGGTATCGGCATGGCGGCTGGTGCGCAGGGCAGCAGTAGCCGAACCGATCTGGTCGATGAAGGCATTTTTACCAACAACATTCTCAACGCGAACCGCATCACGCAGACGGGAACCCATCTGCTGTGAAAGCATCTGCACGTTTGCAGAGTACTGTTGCACAAATGCCGTAGTGACTTGTGTAGACATTGGTCTACCTCCTAACTACAGTTACATTTTGGCGATTTGCGGTGTGCTACCCTTGCGGACACTCCTGGCCTTTTTGGCTGGCGTCAAGCCGCCGTCTTTCCGGCTGTCATCAGGACGACTTTCGACGCTACCCTGTGTTACCCAATCATAGTACATTTGTGCCATGTGGGCAGGATTCATGATATCACGTTGGGTGCCAAACTCAATGGCTATCCTAAGACACTCCAAACGTAGCTCAATTTGTTCCTCATCTGTCATGGATCATGCTCATCAGTTCTTGCATGTGATTGATGGCATTTTGCCGTGCCGTGACATTCTTGCTGTCCCAATACGCATGACTCTTATCGTTCATGATTGCGTCAATTTCAGACTGCGCTTGCTTCGGTGTCATGCCATAGTTTGCAGACGCACCGTCAATGCTGTCTTCGCTGGTTACAGTAGACTTAAAGTCTGCCATAGCCGCGAAAGCCTTGATAAAGGCAGGATGGTTGCCAACCAAAGTGCCGTCTGACAACTGCATATCAAGGATGCCGTCACCAGCAAACTCACGCGCTGCACCTGATGCAGCATTGAGCTTCGCATCATAGTTATTGCCCCACTCACGACGCAGTTCAGCTTCTGTGTTAGACGCCTGATCTGCCACTGTTTGCTGTATTTGCTCCGCAGAGTTAGACACAGTAGAACGATAGTATTCCAAAACGCCTTGTGCTTGTTGTGGCGTAAGACGCAATTGATGGGCGATATCTGCGTATTGTGAAGCAATGTCTTCAGTAATCACATTGCCATCTGCTTTGATTTCATAGCCACCTGGGGCCTCTGGGCGGCCAAGCCGGCCATAAATGTTGTCGAGATCTTCGTCTGTTGGGTTGATGGGCAGCGGGATTTTCTCCGAGCCAATCAATCTTTGTGCGTTGACGTATGAACGCGCTAGGTTTTCCACATCCTTGATAGGCCCAAAGCTAGGGTGTTCGCGGATATCCTCCGGTATCATGGTCAAGAAGTCGTTACCAGACCCGCCCTGCGCTACCTCTGCCGGTGTTTCCATCGGCGCAGCATCAGGCTGGGCTACCTGTTCAGCCACTTGTTCTGACATTTAGTCCTCACTCATCATGTTGTAGATATGAAGGATTACTGCACGTTTGCCTTCTTCAAACGCTGTGGCATTTGCATCTCCCGCCACATAGCTTGAAGCACGCCAGTTACAGCGTGCCTCAAGATCTCGTAGTACCTGTTCACCAGCGTGATCACTAAACACGCCCTTGTACATCTCTCGCAGCTTCTTAACTTCCACCGCCATCGCTAACCATCCTCACTGCTTGTGCGGCCTGTGCAGCCGTATAAACGTCTTCTGCGCCTTGTTGACGCTCTAGCTCCGCTTGCTGTGCGGCGGCACGCTGCTGGCGCTGTTGATCGACCTGAGCTTGCGGCAACAGTACATCTTTCGGCACACCCAAAGAGTCCACGATATGATTTACCAGCCCATCTGGGTTGAGGTGGTCACCAACTGGCAGCGATTGTGCAAGGGGTAGAAGTATCTCCAAAGCCTTCATCGTGCCATTCAGACTGCTGGACTTCTGTGCGCGTGCCAGTGGCGATACATATTCAATGTCTACGTCCCTGCCTTGCAAAGCCTCTGGCGGCACCGCAAGCATGTCGTTGCGCAACATAAGCGCAAACACACGGTCAATCATGGGACGCAGCATCTCATTCATCAAACGCCCTAGAACCGGCCCTATAACGCGCATACGCTCCTCTTGGCGCTGCACTACCTCAGTAGCCGTCATGTTAGGCGTAGAGGCCGACAGAAGCTGATCTACATAGAACGCAGAGCGGATGGCACCACGGCGCTGTTCTTCCATCTGCAGGCCAATAGGAATGTTTGCGCCAGTATTGAGTGGCGTAATGGTATCCCTTGTGCCACTCTTGAAGAAGTTGAGGCCACCTGGCTGCGTGCGGATAGGGAGAAGGAACCCGTCATCAGGAACAAGTAGCGGAGGATCTATTTGTTTCTGCGCAGCTTGGATAATGGTTTTTGACATCAAGTTAATCATCTTAACGTCAGGCAACGCCACCATCGCAGGTGACCGTCCCATTACCTCCCCAGTTGCCTTGAGAAAGCGCGGGACAATGTACGGAAACTCTTGGAAGCCGCTGATCGCAATCGGCATTTTGGTTTCCATACAAATATAGACTGATGCAAACGGCATATTTTTGTTGTCGCGTTTGGTCGTGTCACGATCATCGCGCGGCATAACAGCATGCAGCAGCGTTACCTCTTCATCTGGCTTTTTCTCGAATGTGCGCTGGATAAACTTGCCTACGTTTTCCAACCCAAAGCGTTGCACAGCTTGCCGTGCAGGGATCTTGTACTTACGGAACACAGTATCAACCAAGCCAAACTGGTCTTCCGCAACGTAAAACTCTGAGATATGGCGCGTGCTAAACCGCAAGTTCTCGCCATCCATCTCCACAAACATACAGCCGGTGCCAAAGACAACGAGATCTACATACAGTTCGTGTACCTCAGTCTCAAAGTTTGACTGATTGAACGCCCTGATCATACGCTTGCTGCTGTCTTCTAGCCAACGCTGCACCATGTCATCACGGCTAATGTCAGGATCTTTCATCGCAAGGTGAAACCACGGCGTAGCGCCGCTGGTAAGCATCCCATGCAGTGAAGCAGACAGAAGGTCTACAGCCTGTAGTGCGGTGCCATCAAAGATAAGCTCCATACGCTTTTCGCCGCGACTGCGCTTGCGCACAATGTCGGCTTTGCGTGGCAGCATGTAATCTGCCAGTTCTTGGTAGTGCGTATCCCAATTATCTCGACGACTTTCAAGATAATCAAAACGAGCTACAAGTTCTTTGATGTCGTCCATATTAGCCCCCTAGCAGGGTTGGGGTTTGCCCTGACTGTACTTGTTCGCCCAAGGCACCGGCCACAACAGTAGCGCCACGCCCCTTACGCTGGCCTGTAGCTTGACGTAGGGACTCAGAGGCCAATGCCTCTGCACGCTCGTAATCAACCTGTGCTGGCGGCTCTGGCGGCGGCGGGGGCGGTGGCATCGTTACCTTTGGGGTGAACATAGACATCAGCTACTCCTACGATAAACGTCCAGAACCGGATGGTGCTGTTACTCTTGGGCCACGCAGCAATACCCCGTAGCCAGTTTTAAGAGAACCTGCCCCGGCAACTCTTGTGCGTCGAGTTTCACCTCTGCCTCGACCTCGATCTGCGGCTCCCATGAGGGTCCTATCGTCAGGCACAAACTCTTCAGTTACTTCTGGCGTAATTTCTGGCGTTCTTGTGCTATCTACGCCCATTGCACCAAACATGGGCTGAATATTCGCAGCAGCGCCAGGAGCTTCTTGTCCCTGCGGTGTAACTCCGCGAGTTATGAAGGTGCCAGTAGGACTAAGGCCAAACTGCGGTGTGCCACCAGCCTTCAAGTCGGCAAGCTGGCGTTCAATATTCATACGAGAGACGGCACCAAGGAACCCAGGCAAGGTTTGTTCTTTGCGTTTTTCAAGTTGCTCAATCGCCATTTGCCGCTTACCCGCCTCTGGGTCACCAGAACCACCTTGGCGGCGTGAGATCAAAGTCTCAAGCTCCTCCTGTCTAGAAGCCTCTGCACGCTGCACACCAGTTCTCGTAAGCACGCCCCCACCAGAGGTATCGCGCACAATATCACCGCCGCCGGTTACATAGGACTGATCGCCACTTACGAAAGATGCACGCCGCAATCGCTCTTCTTCACGCTTTCTAGCGCCTGACATGCGTGTTGCATCTGTGCGTGAGCCAGCAGCCTTGCGTGGATCTGCATAAGGATCTCTGCGAGGTTCTGCGTCTACACCGCCGCCACCACCGGAACCCATATCAATTCTCCTTCAAGCTATGAAAGCCGATTTTGCCTGTTTCAGTACGCAGCCAATAGCAATCACTATATCCCATTTCGATAAATGTGTCTTTTAAATACCTGCAACCAGCTTTTACGCTTTGAAAGCCACCGAAAGCAATAAAATCCACGACCCAAGGGCTGTCGCCGCAACCACGGAAGCCAGATGACGGGAACTTGCCGGTGCGCACATATACGTCTATGTGGTGCATCTCAGGAAAAGCCCATGTTGCAAACACATACGGAAAGCCTGTTTCATCTTCGATGATGAGATAGTTACCTAGAGCCAGCGGCGGTTCAATAAACTCTTTGATGTCCTGATCACTATAGTCTTGGTGATAATGACTAATCGTCATTATTTCCCTAGCTGTTCTGTAGTGGTGCAGGTCAACTATCATAGCGTAAACGGATTGTAGTCGTTCATTGCCATCTGTTGCGGAGGCTTTGTGAAATTTTGTTTGTTCTCCAGCCCAACAGCCAAATACCTAAACGCATCCGCAGCGTGACTCGTGAAATCATGGCGCGGGTGATCTCTGAAAACTTTTTTGCGTTCATCCCATTCCTGCCTGTACTGCCGTAGCATTTCTACGCCATCATTACACTTATCTCTGTCAAAAAAGCATTTTGGCATCATCATGCGTGCAGCATTGATACCGTCAGCTATTTTCATTTTAGGGACAACACGAAAGCGGATGCCGAGACTAAACGCAGTCTCAAGCCGTGACTTGCCGCTACCTAGCTCTCTTACTTCGATATCGTGCGGAGCGAGGTGATCACCGTAGTGATAATCTTTTTGGCGCAAGACATCAGCGTAGTGATCCAGCCCAACACCACCGTTCTCATAGTAATCAATGATGTTGATAGAGCCGCCACGAAAGACTTGAGCAAACCATATAGCTGTTGAGTCATTTATACCCAGATCCCAGGCTGTATGCACAGGATAAGCAGGATCATACGGAACCCTTGTGATCCTTCCAGTATCATCGGCATCAGCCAGCAGTTTTCCATAGTAGGCACCAATGATAGCAGCAGTGAACGAACATTCATACTCTTGCTCGTATTGCTCTGGCGTCATCTGTGCCTTCGCTGCATCAAGCTCCTCTGCCTTTACCAAACCACTCTCAGAGGCTTTCACAGTCTTGTGATACCATTGATCAGAGCCATTGGCCGTCTCAGCCTTGGCCTGTTCCAATAGATCAAAAAAATGATTATGTCCGGCTGGGGTGCCTAGAAATACAGCCGCACCCTCTCTGTCGGACAGTGCCGGTCTTACAACCTCCCCCCATACCCTTGGGTTTTGCATCCCAAACTCGTCGAATACGCACAGATCCAGATAGATGCCGCGCAAGCTGTCAGGGTTTTCAGCAGACAACAGCATCAACCTGCCGCCATTAGGGAAGTCTACACGCAGTTCAGTTTCATTAAACTTCACGCCAGGGATCACAGACGCATAATACTTCACATAATCCCACGCAATACGCTTTGCTTGTGTAAAAGTAGGCGCTACAAACGCCACACGCGGTCTAGGAAGTTCACAAGTAAGGGCATGCTTAATAAGATGATTAACAGCCCATACCGTCTTGCCAAACCTGCGGTGCATCACAAGCACGTTCCAACGCTTTACGCTGACGTGCATCTCAGCCTGTAAGTCTCTTGGCTTGTAAGGGATCTTAACTTGCACTATCGCTCTCCCAAACGATACGCACCGTGCCGTCCGACACCTCTACACCAGCACGGTTCTTCACATCACCATACTGATCAGGCATGACCTTGCCCACCTTCCATCTAACATGAAGAGCATAGTCTCTTAACACATTAGGATCATACTTCTTAGAACCGGTAAGCTGCTGCTGGTACATAACCTCGACATCCTCCAATGCCTTCTCCGCACTCTGCTGCTGCGCAGTACGAATAAGATTACTTAACTCAGCATCCTCCCCCATCTTCTTATACAG